TGTTATTCCAGAGCGGGGCCCTTGAGTGATGTGGAGGCCCTATAAGGCGAGGATGGTAACCACTACATCGATTGTATCAAAGCCAACAAGTCAGCAGGTTTGCCTTTCATGAAGCAAAAGAAACATTTCTTTGTTTATGATGAACAGACAGGCCGTCCTATTGGCTTAACCCCTGAATATGAATCTTATTATTTGGATGCGAAGAGAAAGATTCAGGAGGGGGAGATGATCCCTTTTTGTTTTGTGGGTACACTCAAAGATGAAGTTGCTAGATCAGATAAGGAGAAATCTAGATTGTTTTATGCTTCTGAATTGATTGTTATTCTACTGATGAGGGTTTATTTTATGCCAGTTTTTGCGATTTTGAAGAAATTCTGGTTGGTGGCCCAAATTGCTTTAGGTTCTGATGTACATAGTGAACAGTGGGGTGAGTTGTATAATTATCTTTCTGAGTGGTCTGAAGCTATAGTAGCAGGAGATTATGCAAATTTCGATTTGTGCCACTCTGTACCCTATTTATACGAGGCTGTAACTATTTTAATTAGATTAGCTCAGGCTTCTGCATATTATACTAGTAGTGATATTTTAGCTATGGAAACGCTAAGGAATGGACTTATCCAGCCTTTTATAGCTTTCGATGGCTCTTGGCTTAAAGTGCATGGTATTTTAACATCTGGACTTTCAGGTACTGCTGAAATCACTTGTTTGTTGAATCAGATGTATTTTAGGAGCGCTTACAAGTCGCTTACTGGGCGCCCTTGTAGTCAGTTCCGTAAGGACACTAGATTTAATGTACTAGGTGATGATCATGTTTGTGCCGTTGCCCCAGAGATTAGAGATAAATTTAATTTTATAGCTATTAAAGACTATTTTCTTAAGCATGGATTAGGTTATACAAATGCCCAAAAGGATGATCGGGAATTTTATTTTGAGGAGTTGACGGATATAGAGTACCTCAAAAGAAAATTCCATCCTTATGGGTCTAGAATTTTGGCTCCTCTTCGTGAGGAGTCTTTACACAAAATGATGCAGTGGGGTGTAGACCCTAAGAAGGAAAACTCTGTTGACCTTTTTAATAGTCTATACCAGGAGTGCATCCAACGTTTTCCCTCGAATGGACAGGAGATTTGGGATTTTAACCTCGAGCTCGCATCAAATGTAGAGCTTGGTGGTCATAATCTCAAAGATCTGGTGCTTCAGAGGCTCCCCCAAGCGTTGGAGTATAATCTCTAACTCTTGAAGAGAACATGGTGTTTTGGTAATGTCACTATGTTCTATAAATTTTAAACAACCACTACCAGTGCTAAGCTCTATGTTCTGGTTAGTAGTATGGTTTTTACCATCAGAGTGTAGTTCTGTTTCTTATGGGCGTTTGAAACAGGTTTATTAACTTTTTCGCCTGCAACTTCAAAATATGTAGTAAATCAAACAACAACTTTTAAAGACTCTGCAGTTCAATATGATGTAGAGCTACCTACTGTCAATGACAGTACGTATGTACGTGGGGGTGAGGATTCGTCCTCCCTCAAGGATTTTCTTGGTAGACCTTTGAAGATAGCATCTTATGATTGGACCCCTAATCTTGCTTTTCATAAGGTCTTAAATCCATGGTCGAGTTTCTTTGAACACTCTTCTGTGGCCGAGAAGATTTCGAGATTTGCGCGCTTGCGCGCTAGTTTATGTGTTAAAGTTACTGTTAACGGTAACGGTTTTTATTTTGGTAGATGTGTTATGTCATATGTTCCCTTGTTTAACGAGGACGATATTTCTATTCCGTTGAACACTGTGCCCTCAGACAACGATTATATGGAAATTATGCAACGACCCAAAGTGATGGTAGACCCAACCCACTCCACTGGAGGAGTTATGAAACTTCCCTTCTTCTGGCCCAATGATTGGTTGTCTATTCCGGACAGCCAGTGGGATCAGTTAGGGACCTTGTGTTTTAATGATCTTAATGAACTTGCCCATGCTAATGGTGAAACTTCCCCAATTACGATCACAGTGTTTGCGTGGGCAGAGGATGTCGAACTTTACCTACCAACTTCTTATGTATCTACAGCTGATGTTAAAGATGAGTATGCTGAAGAAACTAAGTCTGGTGGCGGGTTAGTTAGTAAGACTTTGTCCAATGTGGCCAAGGCTAGTGATGTTCTTAGTAGTGTTCCTTCATTGGGATCCTTGGCGATGGCTACGGGTCTTGCTGCTCGTACTGGAGCTTCAGTTGCCAAACATTTTGGATATTCACGTGTCCCAATTGTTGAGCCCTTACATCGTGTTCGGTCTTTATATGGAGGTAATATTTGCAACACAGATCAACCAGAGGTGTTAACTAAACTTTCTTTGGATACAAAACAGGAGGTTACAATTGACCCTAGTGCTGTTGGGATGGGTTTTGATGATGAGTTACCTATTCTTTCACTTTGTCAGCGTGAGGGATATGTCGACACTTACCGGTGGAGTTCTACTGATCCTGCGGGTGTATTACTTCTTAATGGTTATGTCACACCTGGTTATAGTTTTGGAGCTTCAGGAAAGTGGAATTTCACCCCTATGGGTTACTTTTCTATGCCTTTCTTGTATTGGCGAGGATCTATTAAATTTCGGTTTGAGGTGGTTGGTTCAACGTTCCATCGTGGTAGACTCCGTGTCTCTTGGGACCCATTGCGTGACAATGTATCTTCGGATTTCAATTCTTGTTATAATGTGGTTATAGACATCTCTGAAGAGCGAAATTTTGAGATAGTTGTTCCATGGGCTTCCGAGAGACCTTATAATGAAAATAAGACTGGTCTTACTAATGTCATGACTGGTTTGGGTCAGTTGGTCCGCACAGAAGGAACCAATGGTGTTATTTCGGTCTCTGTACTTAATGAATTAGTATCTATGAACTCGAGTGGTGATAATAACTTATATATCAATGTTTATGTGAGTGCTGGTGATGATTTCCAATTGCAACGTTTATCGGATAAGCACATAGAAGAGTTGTCAGTATTTCCTGATGTTACGGCTGTTTCTACCGCTGACACTAAGATTGAGGAGAGCAATGGTGATACTGATCCTCATAGCATTAACCCTATGATGGAACTTGATGTGACAGAGATTGCTCCAGACTGTGATTCGGATATAAATAAAGTGGTTTTTGGTGAAACCTTGATGTCGTTTAGATCTTTAATGCGTAGGTATGAACTTCATGAGATTCTTCCTTTGGATTCGGGAGCTCTTAATGACATCACTGTGGACACTTTTACGATGCCCTCGTTTCCTCAGTATAGAGGTTATGATCCGGAAGGTGTTTTTACTGTGGGCACGAGCAGCTATAATTACTGCAGGAACCATTTGATGCACTGGCTCACTCCGTGCTTTTTAGCACGTAGAGGTTCTATCCGTCACAAGTTTGTCAACCCAAATAAGAATGTTAACGGTGGTAGAGCTGCTATATTATCAGTAGGACTGACCCAGGATCAGAGTGTGACACGGGATAACTTCCATCATGGTCATGCTTTTGCAGATGAAGATGGTGTTAGTAATTTTGCAACTGTTTGGATGATGAAAGGGATGTCAGGAACGGCGTATACCATCCCTCATGATCAGCCAGTTGTGGAACTTGAAGTCCCGTATTATGTACCTGGTAGATTTATATCTGCTCGACGCACAAATATTAACAATTACTCAGGTAGTAGTCATAGTTTGTGCGATCCTGGTATTGAAGTGAAGCATTGTACAACGGATGATGAACATAAATGCCCATTACTTCACTTTGTGGCAACAGGTGAGGACTTTTCCTTATCTTTTTATTTTACAACACCAAGGATGTATGCTTATTCTAATCCAGCGCCGTGATCAGTGAGAGCGTG